TCAAACGCTGTCGTCCACGCGCGCCCGGAAGGTCAGATCAATCCGCCGCCGCTGTGCCGTGCCGGTGCGGATCGCTCGCGCGCGCAAGAAGTGAAGCGCCACCAGCCGCCCCCGCACGAGGCTCAGCGCCGCACCATCGAGCGCATCGCTGACCGCCGCCGCCGCCTGCTTGGCGGTCAGAAACCCCGCCGCCTGCGCCACCACCGAGACGGTCACGCGATGCTCCGCCCCCGCGCCGGTCATGTCGCCGCGCTCGCGCACCTCCTCGGGGCCAAGCGTGACGTAAAGATCGGGCACCCTGCCCTGCGGCACCGCGTCGTGGATCGCGCCGCCCACCAGCGCGCCCAGCGCCGGATCGGCAATGAGCCGCTCATAGATCGCCGCCTGAAGGGCGGCCGCTGCGCCATAGCTCATGCCACCACCTCCTCTTCGGCCCAGAGGGTCAGGTATCCCCGCCCCGCCGCGCTCTCGGTCACCGCCTCGATCAGGAAGAGCCGCGCGCCATCACGCAGCCGCTGCCCCGCCAGCGGACGCGAGGGCGCCCCCTGCGGCGCGGCGCGCACCGTGATCCGGTAAGCCGCCCGCGCCACGCTTGCGCCCTCGCCCGGCCCCTCGCGGCCCGTGCGCGCCACCACCTCGGCCCAGAGCGTGCCGCGCACCTCCCAGACCTCCGTGAAGCCGCCCGCGCCATCGCCCACCCGCGCCGGGGCCTCGAGCACCAGCGGGCGCGACAGCGTCACCGCCCCTCTCATCGCGCGCCCCCCCCGAGCAGGCGCACCTTGCGATAGCGCTCGATCAGGCTTGCCACGCCAAACGGCATGCAGCCCTCGCGCAATGCGGTCTCGGCGCGGTGCTCGTAGAAATGCGCGGCCAGCATCAAGACCGCCTGCCCCAGATCGGACGGCAGGTCGCCCCAGCCCACGCCATAGCCCGCGCGAAACACGATCTCGGCCACCCCGCCCGTCGGCACCATCGGCAAAAGCGTCCCCGCCGGCCGCAGCACCGGACGATGCGCGTCACGCTCCAGCCGGTAAAGGGCCGGATCGATCACCTCCACCTCATCGCGCCGGTCGCGCAGCACAAGGCTCAGGACTGCCCCCACCGGCGCAACCGGCAGGGCTTGGCCCGTGGCGTCCTGCCAGCCATGCAGAACCCATGAAAAATTCCGTTCGATCAGCACCTTGCCGGTGCGCCCCTCGATCGCGGCCATGGCCGCACGCAGAAATCCCTCCAGAACGGGGTCCTGAATATCATCATCCGCAAAACCGGTGCCCAGCCGCAGATGCGCCTTGAACTCCGCCAGCGGCAAGGCGGCTGCCGCCACCGCGCTCTCTTCCATCAGCAACATGGACCATCTCCATCATTCCGGACCCCTCCCGCGTATTGGCGCGTGCCGCCCGGCCTTGCCCGGACGGAGGGGAAGCTGAACAAAGCCGCATTTTGCGGCACGCGCCCCGGGACGGGGGCGATGCGCCCCCGCCCGCCTTCACCGCGCGCCTCAGGCGGCGGCGAACCGCAAGAGCTTGATCGCCTTGAAATCGCTCACATCGCCGCCCACGCGCTTGGTCGCGTAGAACAGCACATGCGGCTTGGCGCTGAACGGGTCGCGCAGGATGCGCAGGTCGGGACGCTCGGCCACCGTGTAACCGGCGCGGAAATCGCCAAAGGCAATGGCGTCCGCGCCCGCCGCGATCTCGGGCATGTCCTCGGCAATCAGCACCGGATAGCCCATGAGCCGCGCAGGTTCCGCCGCCGCAAGACCGTCCGACCACAGGAACCGCCCATCGGCATCCTTGAGCTTGCGCACCACGCCCGCCGTGCGCGAATTCATCACGAAGGTGGCGTTGGCGCGGTATTCCGCCCCCAGCGCATAGACCAGATCGACAATCGCATCCGGCCCGCCCAGATCGCCCGCAACCCCGGTCGGCACATAACCCAGGTTGCCCCAGGTCCAGACATCGTTATCCACGGCCGGACGGCTAAGGAAGCCGCGCGGCTTGTCCACCCCGTCGCCCGCGACGAACGCCGCCGCCTCGGCACGCGCGAACCGGTCGGCGATGCGCGCCGCCAGCCAGCCCTCGACATCAAAGGCGCTGTCATCGAGCAGCCGCTGGCTTGCCTTGGGGAGCGCGCTCAGCTCATGGAGCGGGATCGAGATGCGGTCTATCACCGGCGTGGCGGTCTCGGTCACCGCGCCCGTCTCCGAGGCCCAGCCGTGGCCCAGATCGGTGTGATCCACCAGCACGTCGAAACTCGTCGCCTCCACCGTCACGACATTGGCAATCGCGCGGATCGAGGCGGTGGAATTCATCACCGAGCGGATCGTCTCCGAGGTCTGCGGATCGACCAGGTAGCCACCCTCGGCAGCCACCGAGGTGTTGAGCGCCTTGCCCTCCATCTCGAGGCCCCGCAGCCCGTCATCATCGCCCGAGCGCAGATAGGCGTCAAACGCCTTGCGATGCGGCGCGCCGCTGTCGCGCTCGCCTGCCAGATGCGGGCGGCCCTGCGTCAGGCTCTTGCGTTCGATCATCGTCATCTTGTCATCCTGTTGTTGAAACCGTTTGCTGATCTCGGCCCGAAAGCCCCTGAACTCGTCGAGAAACCCGCCCAGGGCCTCGCGCATCTCGGTGGCCGGAGACATCTCTCCCCCGGTCCGAGCCTTTGTCTCGGTCGTCATCGTCAACTCCTCTCGGTTACGGGTGGGGCGGCTCAGGGCCGCGCCATCTCCCGGCGCACCGCCCGCAGCACGGCCGCCAGATCGCGCCAGGTGTCGCCGGGGTCTTCTCCCTTGGCGGCCACCCGCGCACTGGGCAGCATCGGGAAGGTCACCAGCGACACCTCCCAAAGCTCCAGTTCCTGCAAGAGCCTCTGGCCCTTCTCGTTCCGGCTGGCACGCACGGTGCGATAGCCGATGCTCAGCCCGTCAAGCGCGCCCGCGGCAATCAACGCCGAAGCCTCGCGCGCCCGCGCCACGCCATCGAGCAGCCGCCCCTTCACGTAGAGGCCGCGCGCATCCTCGCGCACCTCGTCCCATATCCCGATGGGCTCGCGCGGGTCGTGCTGCCAGAGCATCCGCACCCGGCGCCCCTCATCCGCCAGCCGCTTCAGGCTCGCCGCATAGGCCCCCCTGGCCACCACGTCGCCGCCCTGGTCGGGCGCATCGAAAAGGCTCGCATAGCCCTCGATCGCGCCCGCCTCGGTGACGCGCAGCGCATCCGTCGCGCCGCCCATGAATTTCCGTTCCAGTCCCGTCTCCATCATCTCGCCCTTTCGCCTCATCCCGGCAGTGCCGCCAATATCGGCTGAAACGCCTGCACCAAGACCGCTGCCACCACGCCATACACCGCCAGCCACAGCCGCCGCTCCAATCGCTCCAGTGCCGCCTCCATCCGCTCCAGCCGCTCCACCATGGCGCGATGCTGCAAATCCGAGACCCGTTCATGCGCCTCCAGCCGCAGCGCGGGCGCACAATCGAACGCCTCGAACCCGTAACGCGGGGGTGGCGCGGGCTCAGCCATCCGCGCCCACCTCCGCCAGCGGCGGCAGCCCCAGAAGCGCGCGCTTCTCCGCCGCCGTCAGGAAATCCGCCCCCGCCACCCGCGCCCAGTGCGCATCGCGCTCGGCGGCCAGCGCAGGCACCCGGTCAAGGTCGGGCGCAAGCTCCAGCGCCTCGCCCGTGAACGCCGCCAGCCACGCCGCCACCGCCGCGCTCACCCGCGCCGCCAGCGGCAGCACCGTCAGGCGGTAAAAGGCGCGGTTGGCCTCCTGATAGTTGGCGAATGTCGCATCGCCCGGTATCCCCAGCAGCATCGGCGGCACGCCGAAGGCCAGCGCGATCTCGCGCGCCGCCGCTTCCTTGGTTTTCTGGAATTCCATGTCCGAGGGCGAGAATCCCATCGGCTTCCAGTCCAGCCCGCCCTCGAGCAACATCGGCCGCCCGGCATTGCGCGCGCCCTGATGATGCGCCTCCATCTCGGCCACAAGGCGGGTGTATTGATCCTCGGTCAGGTTCCCCTGCCCCTCGGCCCCCTTGTAGACAATCGCCCCCGATGGCCGCGCCGCATTGTCCAGAAGCGCCTTCGACCAACGGCTTGCCGCATTGTGCACGTCAATCGCCTGTGCCGCCGGTTGCAGCGGCGACAGACCGTAATGGTCGTCCTGCGGGTGAAAACTGCGGATATGACAGATGCAGGGCGCGCCCTCGCCCAGATGAAACCGGTGCTTGCGTCCGCCCACCTGATACTCATAGCCCACCGGCCAGCCATCCGGGCCGGGAATGACGCTCATCCGGTCCGAGCGCAGCACATGCAATTCCAACGGAACCCCACCCGCACCGACCGCCTCGACAAAGGCATTGCCGCTCAGCAGAAGCTGACCATAGAGCGCCTCGAAAAGCTCCGCCCGCCCCTGCGCCGGGTTGGGCCGCGCCACCAGATCAAGCACCGGATGGGCTGCAAAACGCCGCTCGCTGTCCTGCAAGACAAGCGGCAGCGCCGCCGCCGCCTCGGCGATCATCTTCACGCAGCGGAACCCCACCGGATTGCCCGCAAACCCCGTGCGCATGAGGCCCGCCGTGTCGCGCGGCCCCCAGGCCGCGCGGCCCTGCATCCCCCAGGCCATGACCCGGCCGGCGGCACTCGCCTTCGTCTCGGGCGGTCCTGCCGCCTCCGTCCCTCCCTGCCGGAAGAAATCCAGTATCATTGCGTGCTCCTTCATCTCGGCGCGTGAAGGGCATCAGACGGTCAAAGATTTAAGACTTCTTAACCCCACCGCACGCTCCCGATCCGCATCCGCCCCGGGCAGGGTGACCGCCAAGCACAAATGCCGTTTTTCGCGAGGAGGCCGATTTTATAAAACGCTGAAACGTCATGCATTCCGGTTTCCCTTGCATCTGCAAAACATCTCTGTAAATAAATGGTTCATAAAAGGAGACCAGAATGACTGACCTGTCAAAACTTTCCTCACAGGAACTCGAAAACCTCGCAAAAGAGGCGCGTGAGCTGGCAGTTGCCAGAAAAGAAGACGAGAAAAAGCAGCTTCGCGCAGAGATTGTAAAGCAAATCCGCGACGCCGGTTATACGATCGCAGATATATTTCCGGGCACCGATACGCCGGCCCGGAAATCCGTCAAATCCGTGGTGAAATACCGAGACCCCGCCGATCCCTCGAAAACCTGGACCGGACGCGGCAGAAAACCCGGCTGGCTGGTCGAAGCCGAGGCCGCTGGCCGTTCACTTCAGGATTTCGCAGTCTGACAGCAAAAGGGCGCGGCATTGCCGCGCCCTCATGCCCCGCCTGACGCAGCCCGTCAAAGTAGCGAGTCATGCATTTGTAGCCACTTACTCCGCCGCCTGCGCGCTCTACGCTACATAGCGCCGGACCCTTAAAGAAAGGTTCGGTGATATTTGACCAAGCGCTCGAAATGAGCGTCAAGCGAGCGTTTGAGATGCGCCGCATCTTTCACATTCAAAATATAGTCGACCAACAGGTTATATTGCATGATCTGACGCGGCAGTCGCAAAGCGGGGTCTTGGCGATTGATGCGCTCATCCTCTTCGATGACTTGAATGACCTGTTTTTCGGGCACGTCAACCGGTTGATCCGGGACCAGCATGCCCTTGCCGTTCATCAACCTGACGCACGGATCAAACTCGTTGAACAGATGTGCTTCCAATCGCGCAATCTCGGACACATGCTTGACAGGCCAGGCCCATACATAGGCGATTTCCCAAACATCCACTTGTCGATTGGCAATCACATCCGACCGTGCCGAGGTCAAATGGCGGCGAACACGGGATCGGATTCCATCAACGGATTGCCCGACATAGATCGGAACGCCATCCAGATCACAAAGCGCGTAAACACCGATTTCAT